TTACCCATATAATGAAGTACTTGAAAATGAGTCTGGTCACATAATAGAAATTTATGAAACTCCATAAGCTGAAAGGATACATCTTGCACATAGAAATGGTTCTTTCCAAGAATGGTTTCCAAATGGTGATAAAGTTGAAAAAGTTACCAAAGACAATTACCAAATCATAATGGGTGATGATAGTGTTTATATTATGGGTAGTTGTAATGTCACAGTTCAAGGCAGCGCACAAGTTTATGTTAAACAAAACGCACTTCTAAAAATTGATGGAAATGTTGAGGTTGAGGTGGGTGGAAATTATAACGAAACTGTAGATGGAACATATACAGTCACATCTGGTGGCAACTATAAAGTAAATGCACCAAGGATTGATTTGAACTAATGGCTCACGAATTTGTTTTTCTGGTCAATGGTAAATTAAAAACTTATACCAAGTATGAAGACATACCAGATGAATTCGATAATGTAATCAAATTCATACCTGAGATTCCAGATGGTCCACATTCACATGATGAACATGAAGAAATTGAAAAATGGAACGAAAGATTGCAACAATTAATGGAGAAAGAACGTGCCCGCAGCAACAAGAATAGGTGATGCAGACGTAACCCATTGTTCTGGCATGACTAGAGCTCAAGGTTCTGGAAATGTGTTTGTAAACGGCATTCCTTGGTCAAGACAAGGTGACAATAATACGACACACCTATTGCCTGGTTCTCCATGTCCAGCACATGCAGCACCTATTGCATCAGGTTCTTCTACTGTAAAAGTCAACGGAAAAGGTGCGGGAAGAGTCGGAGATTCTTTATCTGGATGTACATCGGTTGCAGCAGGTTCTTCTAATGTCTTTGCTGGCGGATGAGATAAATAGAAAATGGCAACAGTTACTACTATCAGTTCATCAAAAATATTCAAAGATTTGGATTTGAATTTTGCAATTCATCCAATCCGAAAAGACATAAATGTCTTTAAAAATGAATATGCTGTTATAAATGCAGTCAAAAATTTGATTTTGACAAATCATTATGAACGACCTTTTCGTCCAGAATTGGGAAGCAATCTTCGCAGATTACTATTTGAAAATGTTGATAGTCTATTAGCCGCACAAATTGAACGTGAAATAGAGGAAACAATTAATAATTTTGAGCCAAGGGTTAGAATATCCAAAGTTCAAGCATTTCCAATTCCAGATGAAAACAAATACCAAGTTAGAATGGAGTTTTTCATCGTAGATAAAACCGATTCAGTTACAATAAATTTTTTCCTAGAACGGGTTAGATAACATGGCAGACCGACTAAGAGTCACAGAGCTTGATTTTGATACAATCAAATCAAATCTAAAGACATTTTTAAACCAGCAAACAGAATTTACAGATTATGACTTTGAAGGGTCAGGACTATCTGTACTTTTAGATATTTTGGCATATAACACACATTATAATGCCTACTATCTTAACATGGTTGCAAATGAATCATTTATGGATACCGCATTATTGCGTGATTCGGTTGTGTCTCATGCCAAAACTTTGGGTTATGTTCCATACTCAACGAAGGCACCAATTGCTACAATCAATTTTTTAGTACAATCTTCAAGTTCTTCTCTGGCCAATTTGACTTTACCAGCAGGATTTTCTTTTCTTTCAAACCAAATTGATAATAAGGTTTATAATTTTGTGGTGTTGGAAGACACACTGGTAACAAAAGCAAACAATTCATATTATTTTGAAAATTTGGACATTTATGAAGGTCAGTTAATAACTTATAATTTTACACAAAATATAACAACAAATCCAAAACAAATATTTACTTTACAGGACACAAACATTGATACAAGAACAATCAAAGTTCGTGTGTCTCCATCTTCAACATCAACTGAATCTTCTGTTTATAATTTAGTTTCTGATATTTTGGATGTTAATTCATCTTCTGAAGTTTATTTTTTACAAGAAGGTCGAAATGGTAAATATGAACTTTATTTTGGAAATGATGTTATGGGAAAATCAATAGCTGATGGATCCATTGTTTCCATTTCTTATTTGTTGACAAATGGAACATCTGCAAGTAAAGCAAATAATTTTATTGCGACAGCAACTTTATCGGATACATTAGGCGAGTCACTAACAAACTTCACAATTACTCCAGTTTCAGCGGCATCTGGTGGTGCAGAAAGAGAATCTGTTGATGATATTAAATTTGGTGCAGCTGCACAGTTTACTACACAGAATCGTTTAATCACAACCAAAGATTATGAATCATATTTGAAGAAAAATTATCCATCAATTGATTCTATTTCTGTATGGGGTGGTGAAGAAGAAGTTCCACCCGTATATGGAAAAGTTTTTGTATCTTTGAAACCAAAAGAAAACTATTTTATTTCAGAAACAGAAAAACAAAGAATTATTGATGAGATTATTAAACCAAAATCAATTGTTTCTGTTGATACGATAATTCGGGATCCTGAATACCTATACCTATTAATTGAAAATTATGTTGAGTATAATAAAAATAAAACTACTCAAACAGCTGAAGCATTAAAAACTTCAATAAGAAATTCTATAATTTTATATAGAAACACAAATTTAAATAAATTTGGAGCAACTTTTGTTCTTTCAAAATTACAAGATAGTGTTGATGGTGTTGATTTAAATGCTATTAGTGGTTCTGAAACAAAATTATATTTACAGAAAAGATTTGAACCTACTTTAGGTGCATCAACAACCTATACAATTAATTTTAATGCGGCATTAAATCGTGGAACAACAACAAATAAATTAACTTCTTCTGAGTTTAGAATTTTTGATTCTACTGGCGCAATAAAAACTGTTTTGTTTGAAGAAGTACCTGAGTCATTTACCGGCATTTCTGAGATACAAGTTACAAACGCAGGAACTGGATATACAGAAACACCAACAATAACAATTACCGGTGACGGTACTGGTGCTGTTGCAAGCGCAGTAGTTGTAAACGGAAAAATACAAAATATCGTGTTAACAAATCGAGGAATTAACTACACTAGAGCCATCGTTACAATTACCGGTGGTAGTGGATATGGCGCTGCTGGGTCTGCTGTGTTAGATGGTAAGTTTGGTTATCTGAGAACAATTTATTATGATGACAATGCAGAAAAACAAACAATCAATGAACAAATTGGAACAATTGATTATGTTACGGTAACAATTACTATAAATGATATTAGAATATTATCTGTTGTTCCTACAGATGGACTAATTAGATTGACTATCGAATCGGGAAAAGGTATTGTAAAAACAGCAAAGAACACAATCATATCTATTGATGATACAGATACGACTTCCATAACAACCGAACTCTCTGCAATTTAATGTCTGATAACAAAGTTTCTTTACTGATTAATCGTCAGGTTCCAGAATTTGTTCGGGACGAATATCCCCTGTTCATTACATTTTTGGAAGCTTATTATGAGTACCTTGAAACAAAACAAGGTACTCAAATAAATGATTTAACTACAGTATCAAAAAAATTAAAAAATCTTTCAGACGTTGATGATTCAATAGAAGATTTTGAACAACAATTTTTCAATTCGTTTGCCACATATTTACCTAAAGATGTAACTGTAGACAAAGCATTTTTAATTAAGAATGTTCTACCCATATATCTCTCTAAAGGATCAGAAGGGTCTTTTAAACTTTTATTCAGAATGTTATTTTCTGAAGAACTAGAATTAATCTATCCAAAAAATAATGTTCTTAGAGCTTCTGATGGTAAATGGACAGTTGATAATATCCTTAGAATTGATACTGATATAAGAAGTGTTTATACTGCAACAGGTAACACAAGTTTTTCTTTAGCACAACAAGTCAATAATGATGAAGTAGAAGTTTATGTAGGTGGAGTTTTAAAAACAATCACCACAGATTATTTTATTCGTAAAGAATCTAAAAAATTAGTTTTTAATACTGCACCGGCTGCAAATTCAGAAGTTAAAGTAATATATACAAATTTTGATATTGCTTTGCTTAAAAATAGGCAAATTACAGGTGTTACTTCTGGTGCAACCGCAATCGTTGAAAAATCTGTAAAGAGAATTATTACTGACAGATTGAATCTTGGTTTTCCATTTGAATTGTTTATTAGTGATAAAACATTAGTCGGAACATTTTCTGGCGGTGAAGAAATTCAAACTACAATTATTGATGATAATGATACATTAATAACTTTAAAAGCTGATACATTTTCAATCGTCAACAGAATAAATGTCATCAATGGTGGTGCAAGTTATAATGTTGGTGACCCTGTTATTGTTACGGGTGGTGGCGCAGTAACAGATGCTACTGCTCAAGTTGATGATATTGTTGAAGGTTATATTGATGGTATTGTTGTAAACTATGGTGGTGCTGGTTTTGAATTAAATGGTGATATTACAGTTTCTGGTATTTCTCCTTTTGCACTTGACCTTGCCATTGACGTTACGGATACAACAGGTGTTGCAAATTCAACTTCAAATACTTTTACTGTATCGAATGATGCCATATCAACTTATGCAAACACATTAATTTCAGCAGCTGATTATGGATTTCCTGCAACAGTAATTCCAACAGGTGAGAATGTTTCAACTGTTATTGCTGATGCA